GAAATTCTTCGTGAGACATGCCAAAAATATTATCAGCAACCCAGCGGCGTGAAAAATACCCTTCCGTAGCAGAAGCGGCAATATCAAACTTTGTTTTCCAATGTTCCAGTTCTTGAAGTTCAGCAATCTTACTTGGGTTATTCAAAGATAGTTTGAAGTTAAGGAGATCTTCTCCTCTATATCCAAGAGTATAAAGATGAATAATTCCAACCTTCTCCAACTCATGAAGAACGGAACGCTGCAATCTTTGGATAGTTCTGGCAAAACGAATATCTTTGGTTGCTAGAGTTGTTTTATCTTCTTGTGCCCCCTCACCCATAGTAAGATAAGCCTGTGGGATTTTGATAGCGGAGAACATCTTATCGCGAAGATATTTGATATCATCGATTGCAGTTGTGTTCTGTCCACCACCGAGGTTTTGAATATCAGTAACAGAACCAGCACGAACAGGGATATAATAGTCTTCTTCAATTGATAGCGGATTGTATCGAAGATCAATACGACCAGTATCCTTGTCTACAATTGTGTGCCTCTTTAACTGGGATACAATCTTTTGCATAAATTGTTCTACTTCTTGCGGAGGAACGGCACCAACATCAATCTTAAAAACCTTACGCTCGGAAGAGCGAACAATACGATAAGCCATCATCGCATCTTCCATGAGGGTCAACTGTCTCCAAATACGACGAGCGGGTTCTAGAACGGAGGTTCCATATGGTGAATACTTATCGTTCCCAAGAATACGGAAATGTGCAATCTGCCAGTTTTCGAAAGTCATTGCACCACTGTTCCATTGATATTGGATATAATCTGGATTTGTCGCATCAAGACCTTCCAGTCTTTCTATTTCTTGTAAAGGTAATGCAATAGTAGATTTAATACCTATGTTATCATCAATATCAAGATAGAGAATAAAATCACCATACTTACACATTGTTCTACACCAACCAAAAAGGTTGTGTTCTACATTCATAATATTATGATAAAGAATATTTAAGACAGTTTTAATTTCATCATTTCGACATCTTATATTTAGCATTGGCGATAAAGAAGAAAACGTAGTCATCTCATCTGCATAGATATCTAAAGCAGATGCCAACTCTGGCATATATTCCATTTGGTCAAAGTCAATATATCGCTCTGATCGTCTCTGGTTTGCGATTGCATTTGCTGCAATCGTATCAAGCGGATTATAAGACTGCTTCTTAAACTGCTGTCCCGATGCTGATTTAAATCTTGTAGAATACTTGTCAAGATGCTGCCTACGAATCTTGCGACCGGATTCGGAACGGTAATTGATTATAGGACCAGAAAACAATCGTGTCAATGATTTGAATAACTGTGACTCTCTGTTTGCTGGATTGTTTCCTTGTTTAAAGTTTTGTGGTGCCATTTATTTTCTCACTTAATTATCCACATATATTGGGAATATAGGTTTCTTGCTTCGTTCATTTTACTTGTTGTATCTTCCCCTGTGTAGCCAATCTGTCCTTTTATCTGGGTATTTAGGGTTGTTCTTGAAGTCATAATTGAGTCTACGAATGCCTTTTGATAATTCAAGTCTCTTGCACTGGTTTGTAATGCTGTGTCTCTAACCCAACAGCAAATTGCAAGAGCCATTACCAAGTCATCATTGTATCCTCTCATTGCTTGCGGTTTTCCGTTATACCAGATAAATGTACGAAATTCATTTGCTAAACGGGAAGAATACGTTTTAACTAGTTTGTTTCTAACAAACTCTTCCAACTTAGCCACTATGAGAGGTCTAGTCTTGCTTGTTGTTGAAAAACCAGCAACGGCACCTGTCTTATGTTCTCCCAAATGTTGATCAATATATTCATGTGTAGATTTGATAGAGTAATATAAATTAGGATATCCATACTCTATGAGTTTATCTATAACAGTATAACCAATAGAGTTGTTCTCTACAACTAACATGCAATTACCAAATTCTCTTCCAACTTGGTTTAGCATATTGGCATATAAATCTGGAGCGGGTTTTCCCATATACTCTCCAACAATTTCCATAGTTTCTAATTTTAGAATATGAAAAGTAG